GCTCTTGAAGCCGCTTCCATAATAGAAAGAGATTCATCAACAGCATCAAAAATGTTTCTCACCATTCTATGCTTTGCTGAATAACCGTTCTTGCGCAACGTATCTTCAAGCACTGCTTCCTTGCATTTTGTGCAAAGCGTTTCAGTGCTGTTCGGGTATACCGAAAACGGCTTGTTGCACTTTTCGCAGCGCTTGATTACCTTCTTGTTCTTGCTCATTTTCTTTCCTTTCTTGGCTTAATTAGGCTTCATTGTTCTTACTTTGGCTTAACTTGGCTGAACAAAGAATCAGCCTGCCAGCAGTTCTTCCAGACGAGAGCGCAGGTCTTTCAACTCCGCTTCCCTGTCCTCGATTTCAGACTGTAAGTCCTCGATTTCAGCCAAACGGTCAGCTTCCTTTGCTTCTGCCATCTGCTCGTTGGTCATGAAGTACACGCCGTCTTCCGGCTCTGTGCCACCGAAACGGTCAAGGTCAATCATCTTTCTTCCGTCCTCTCTTTCGCTGCTCTTTGATTTGCAGTGCGCTATACCACTGGTCTTTGTCAACCTCGATGGTCGACCACCGGTGATTGCAGGCCAGGCATTTCTTACGGCGAACAACGCTGTCCTGGTCAGACCGGCTATCCACCGTTGTAGTATTCTCACTACCGCATAACGGGCATCTCACTGTGCATCCCTCCACTCGTTGGTGTGGGGGGGAATACGGTTCAACTTCTTCAAACGCTCGGTGTCCGCACGTTCGTTCTCGGCGTTTACGCCAAGTGCACACAGAACCAGAGCGGTAGCCAGCAATGCGCAAGCTAAAATTGTCCACCCGAACATTGCCGCAGTGTTCCTGCAACCATTGATGCTATCACCGCACCCAACTGCTACGATTGCAGCTGCAATGCCAAGCATTGAAAGCACGGTTCCTTTTACGGTTTTCATTGTTTCCCTTCTTTCAAAATAATATCGAATAAGAACGGCTTATTTGCGTCAATGACAATCACTGCGTTTAGCACTTCAGCTATCCTTGCAAGCGTTGCAGCCTTAACGCCGGTCTTGTATGGCTCTTTGTTCGGACTTGTAATGTTGTAGATCGTCGGAGCAGACACGCCACTTCTTCGGATAAGCTCTGACGCTTTCATGTCACGCTCTTCGAGTGCAGCTTCCAGCGTCATTCCTTTTCATCCGCTTTCTTCGGGGATTTGTGTCCAAAAATCCAGCCGGTGGAAATCAGAACGCAGATTCCGATGACGTACCATGTGGCTTTAACGCCAATCAGAAGCATGATGTGATGTACCAGCCAGAAGTTCAGCAGGAATACCGCCAGAACCACCGCTAGTGCCACGCTCCACATCAGGGCAATTTCTGCAAGTGCTTTCATCCTTATCCTTTCTTTTGTGAATGTGTTCCAGCCGGTCTTTTTCCCGGCCGTGCCAGCGGATTTCCCGCTTGCCGTAGTACTTACCATTCATAAATCAGTTCTCCCGTTGTAAGCATCTGGGAAACTTCGCCATAGTGCTTGCCTAGCTTGTCGGCCAACGCCTGAACTTGACCTACGGAAGGGATTTTCTTTTCACTTTTGGATTTTCTTTCATGTTCTTTTCGCAATCGCTGTAATTGCGCAATATTCGTGAAATTTGCTTCTTTTGCGCATTCTTTGTGATACTTTTGGGCAGCCGACATTTTAACCATCGGCTCTCCGCACCACTGACAAATTGCTTTTACAGGCTTATATACCGGCTTCACTCGCTGTCTTGATCTGTCTCGTTCTCTCGCAACTTCTTTTGCACAGCTAGCGCAATACTTTTGGCTTGTATGAATGTCCCCAAGCGGGGTTTTGCATCGTTCGCAATATTTAATCATTTCGAGTACCAACTTCCTGCTCGCACCGGCGATTATGCTCTTCAAAGCATTCATCAATCTTTTGAATAAGCATCACAATTTTTTCTGTGCTCTCTTCGTCGCAACCATTGTATTTCAGCCCATCAACCGTTCTGTAATCGTTGCTCACCAGCACTCACCAGCCTTTTTTGTGATGAACTCCGGCACTTCCCTGCCAGTGGCACGGCACAACGCTACACACTTAGCAATCCAGATGTTCCACATGGAAGGGCTAAGAAAGCAGTTGCAGTTTCTGCGTTCGCCCTCTTCGGATTCAAGCCACACGCTGATGGAGTGAAGGTCATAGGCTTCTCCGATGTTGCACCAGTTGATGTCGTATCCATCCAAGCACAGCTGGTTCATAATTTGCATCGCAAGGCATTTCGCCTTGTCGATTTCCTGCGCTGTCCATTTGAGCTTGTCTGCTTCGTAGGCCTTGACCGCTTCGTCAATGGCATGGTGGGCTTCGTCCGGATACTCAAGGTCGACCTTGAGAGTAATAATCTGTTCCATTTCTAACTCCTTTCATTAAGATATTTCGTAATACTCTCCGTTCCTATAAACTCTTAGAACCCTGCATTCGTAATACATTTTTTCGGCGTATTCTTTCATTTCGTCAAAGCCACAACAAAACCATTCTCCAAAAATATTTTGGCTTTTGAAATGTTCTTTAACTCGCGCTTCCATATATGAAGCATTTCGACTAAAACCAGGTGAATGCCATTGGTTTATTATCTTTTTGCCACTTGCTGTCGAAATACTCCTAATTCTGCTTTCTGGTCGAATTGAAATTCCAACCTTTACAGAACCATCTTCGGCTTCGGCGACATATACATATCTGGCTCCATCCATGTTTTTTAACGTTTCGCAGCGAGAAGAATACAGCCATCCTTCTTTAGCCATTGCACTCTCTTTCTTTCAGAAGCTCGTCAAGCGCTTCTCGAACCTTTGCTTCCGCATTTTTGGGTTCACGCTTACCATTCAGGATTTTTCCTAAGTATTCCGGTGCGCATCCCATTTTTGCGGCAAGCTCTCTAATTTCGATGTTGTGAACGTGAAGTGTTCCAACAACATCGCCTGTCCACTTAGGAAGCAAATTTTCTTCTCCTTTCTTTGTTCTAGTACTTGAACTTTTAAGAAGAATGTGATAAGATTATGGTGTCAAGCAAAAACATTATCGAGCGTTCTTCTATTTGTTCCAGTGCTTTATTTTGTTCTACCGATTGAACTCGGTAGCCTTATTAAAGCACAAGTAGCAGAACTTTTCAAGTGTTTTTGTTCAAGTGGTGGAACTTTGTCACCTTGTACAAACGCTGGGGGTATGTTTTGTGTTTTTTGACAATTTTGTAAATCTGTGCGAGCGAAAAGGTGTAAAACCGTCTCGTGCGTTGACTGAAGCTGGCGTTCCAAAATCAGCTTTTAGTTATTGGAAAACGGAAGCGAAAGCCGGGAACGATGCCAAGCCGACCAATCAAAACGCCGTTAAGTTGGCACAATACTTTGGCGTGTCTGTTGACTACCTGCTCACTGGCGAACAAAAAGAAAACCCGCCCCAGCCGCAGAACCAGTTTGAAGCGGACATGGAGTGGGTGAAGCAGCGTCTGATGGCTATGCCAGAAGCAAAGCGTGATGCCATGATGGAAATGATTATGAACTCGGTTAAATGACCCGGTGAAAATAAAGAACCCCTTGTGCCGGGCTGTTGTAGCTCTGCGCAAGGGGTTTGTGTTATGTGCGGCTTAGTGCTTCTTTGACCGCTGGCATCTTATCTGGATGCTCACGCAGCCATTGCAGGAACTCGTCAATCTTAGCTCTTTCTTGTTCGCTCATTGTAGCATATCCTCCCGATCAGCAAGGCCTAGTGTTCATTTGATATGATTATACATCATTTAGTTGTGCAGTCAATAGATTTTTAACAACTTATCAAATTTCAGCACTTTGCATCAGGGAAGCCACGAGCGTTTAAGTCAAAAGGGGCAGTGCCTGTCCATCCTGTTCTCCTTTCACGGCTCTACAAGCGTCAATGCGCTCGATGTTGTCTGCCGGGTCACGCCCATCGTCTAAGGCGGCTACGGCACGCTCTAGGATGCCTTTCGCTTCGAGGTAAGCATCTTTATCAGCTTGATTGTTTGCGAGGTTACAGACCAGCTTTAAGGCGGTCTGACGGGCATAGGGGATTAGCAAATCATCTATGGTGCGGTTCATTAGCTTTCCTCCCACGGTTCAGGTGTTCGGGACTGTCCATCAGACACGCTGGCAGGCATCCCATCAATGATAGGCATACGTTCGTGGTTCCAGATTACAGTTTCGTTCATTTTCGTTTTCCTCCCTTTGTTGGAATTTCTTGACAAGATTGTTATACCATATCTCGCTGTTTCAATAGAACGGCGATTTTTTTGAACTATCGTTTCGCAATGTGAACAATAAATCGGTTAAATTTCTTTGCTTTTGGTGTATTGCGTCGAGATGGAGGTATTTATGGATGATTATACGTTACGAGTAGCAAAAGCATTGGAGATGGCGAGAGCGGAATCAGGCTTGAGCCAGCAGAAACTTGCGGACAGGATGGGCATAGGTCGCACAACGGTCTATCGCTATGAGCAAGGGACTATGACACCAGATGGCCCGACAATCATCAAGTGGTTCGTGTGCTGCGGAGTTGCGGTTAAGCGGTACATTGACGCTTGCTTGCATCCGGGTCTGCTGGACGGTTTGACCGATGATTCCAGAACAGGCGACAAGCGGTATGCGCTGATAAAGCACATCGAGGAAGCCCACTCACAGGAAATTGACCTGTTGTTTTACCTGATCTATGGCAATCACGGTTCAGACTACTTTGCTGTGCTGTGTGAGATAGCTGCCAACCTGCACACTCCCCTGCGTGACCGTGTGGCTATCTGCCGTGCCATCACCGGGCATTATGAGATGGCGCAAGCCACTGGAACAGACCCAGACCCAAACGGCATCCAGCCCAATATGCAGATTTTGTATCAGGCGCAGGACTGTGGAGAAGCTGCTGCTATGAAGCAGAACGATGCTTATACGATAAATCAGGATAACATTTTGCGTTGATTCACGTTGATACGTTGTTTTGTCGGAACATTTTGTCCACGTTTATCCACTTTTTGTACACGTTTCATGCAGATTAGGTATACCTTTGCCTTGTCTTTTTGTCCCCCATAAACTAGCAATTAGCAAGATTTTGCGGGCGCAAATAACGAGCTATCATTAATTTATAGTTTGCGATTGAGCGGGTTGCCAATCCGTCCCCCATCGTGCAGATTAGGTATACCTTTCCGCTCCACATTTTGTACACCTATCCACTTTTCGTCCACGTTTGGTATACCTAACGAGAAGCCGTTTCTACCATCAAAACCTACCGTTCTCGTCTTATTTAGCAAGCGGTTTGATGCTGTTTTCCACAAAGGAGAAATGAAAAGAAAAGTTTTTGTGGAAAATTCTGCTGTTGTCTATTAGTAGAAGATATTTTAATATCTTGTTTTAACTCTTGTTTTATATATAGTAAGAACGAGGACAAAAAATGGATGAACGAGGACGTAATGTGGACGAACGAGGACAAAAAATTCCACAAACGAGGACGGATTGTGGATGAACGAGGATGTAATGTGTTGACTTGTCCTCGTTACGGTGGTATAATGGCTGTGGAGATTGAAACGGAAAGGAAGTGTTTGAGTGTCCGACATCAAAGGCGGAAATTTGATTGAAAAGAGCAGACCGCTTGTATGGGCGAAGTTCAGGGATTATACGGCTGGCGAACTTCGGCTTTTGGAAGTCTACCTGTCGAGAATCAATCCTCGTGACCCTGAAACGTCAGCAGTCAGGTTTACACTGAAAGAATACTGCGATTTTCTGGATATCAAAATCAACTCGAAGAACCTGAAAGCACAGGTGAAACACTTTGTCAGCAACTCGGTAGAAGTGCCTAGAGGTGATAAGGCTGGTTCTTATGACATCTATCCCCTGTTTGACCAAGCGTCTGTCGAGTTCGATTACAAGCTGGCGAATTTCTTTATCACGCTTAGCTGTAATCCAAAACTGCGCCCTGTGTTCTTTGACATTGCCGAAAAAGGCTACGTCAAGTATCGTCTGCGCTACACAGCAAGCATGAAATCGCAATACAGTATTCTCTTATACTCTATCTTGCGTGACATGATTGGGCGTGGCGTGAAAACGCCTGAAATCACGGTAGAGAAGCTAAGAGAACAGCTAGGCGCGAATGAACCAAGCTACAACGAATACCGATACCTACGTAAGCGTGTGCTTGATGTGGCAGTTAAGGAAATCAACGAACTGTCTGATTTACAGGTTGACTACGAGAGGGTAATCATCGGGCATAAGGTTGTGTCCGTGAAATTTCATGTGCATCAGCATACAGAGCCCGTCATAGACGTGGAATCTAGCGAGGTGAATGGTTCGTCCTTGAAAGATGTTCCTGAAAGCCAAAGACCTGTTAAAAAGGCTCGCAGGGGCGCATACGAAGATGTTGATTGGGTTTCTATCGCACCAACGCTTACTCAAAGCCAGTGCATCCAGACTGCGAAGATGGTAGCAAAGCGAGTAGTTGAAAAATATCCGACCATCAAGCCAAGCAAAAAGAAAGATGCTGTGGTAAACATTATCGAAAATGCCTACCAACGTGTCGTGAACGAGAGAATAGACAGAATCGAAAAAGACCACGGGGCTTATTTGTATTCTGCGTTAAGAGATTCAGACTTGGACGATTTCGCTACATTTGACGTAAGTTTTTTGAAGTAGTCAGATGCAGCACATACGGCAGAATGAACGCATTGGCCAAAATGAGCGGATGAATCAGAAAGGAGAAAACATGGAATGGATTAATGTGAAAGATAGGCTTCCAGACGAACCGGGAACTTACTTGGTGTCCTGCACTTCTAATGGCCCTTATTTTTCAGGTATACATACTATAACGGCTCAATGGAACGGGAAATGCTGGTGGCGAACCAAATATCAGACGTTCACGCATTGGATGCCGATGCCGAAGCCCGTAAGAGAATAAAGAAAGAGTGATGAAAAATGGCAAAAATCATAGCTGTCGCCAACCAGAAAGGCGGCACAGGTAAGACCACCACAAGCACCTGTCTTGCTGGCGCATTGCAACTGCTTGGCAAAAAAGTCCTGCTAGTGGACTGTGATGCACAGTGCAACGCAACGGACACCTACGGCGCTCAGACACAGGATGTGTGTACGCTGTTCGATGTGATGACCCGGCAAGGGACGGTGGCAGAGGGCATCCAGCACGGAGAAATCAGCGATATTCTCCCCTCTGACCCTGCGTTAAAGGACATTGACGAACAGCTTGTAAGTGACATGGGAAAGAACTTCCGACTGCGTGAAGCACTGGAAAGCGTGTCCGATCAATACGATTACATCATCCTTGACACGCCGCCACAGTTGGGGCTTATGCTGGTAAACGCCATGATTGCGGCAAACAGTGTCATTGTTCCTATGACCCCTGACCGCTACTCCATTGCGGGTTTGAGCCAGCTTTCGC